CCGCGCGCGCGGGAGAGGGGCACGTAGATGTTGTTGTGGTCTCGCTTGTTACATCAAGATCCCGCGCGGTGTGGTGGCAGCAGCATGAATATACGCGCTAGCGCTTTGCGACATTCACAACTTCGAAAGCATACATATCCCCTTGATAGAGGGGATTATCGATCGTAGCTCCGATTTTGAGGTGTTCGACCATCCGGTACTGCTGCGAGCGCTGCCCCGGAACCCGTGCGTACTTGTCCGATTCAAGAACCTCGATGCCGGGAATCCTTCTCGATGGTCCTACGGAAAAGACGACCAGAAATGTCGAGATATGCGGCCACCTTTGCTTGATCGCGGCCAGCTTCCGTAGGTCGTGGTGGATGCGAGCAGCTTTGGTAGATGACGACAGGACTTTTAGCTCACAGGCAATACGTGTCCGGTGCTTCCGATTCTTCCTGTTGAACTTCCGGAATGCAATGTCGAGCTCCGCGCCGTTGACTTGCTCGGGAACATCCCTGCCGGGATAGAAATGCTCATAGCGCACTTCGACATGAGTGCCATAACCGCCCTGTGGCTTTGCATGGTCGAAAATGGCCTTCTGAATGTCCCTCTCTACCAGTTTGCTGCGCGCGGACCAGAACCTGTTGCTGCAAGTCCAGAATGCTGCGGCTCTCATGGTTTCTAGAAACCACCGGGGCGGCTCTGATTGAGTGGTCGACATTTGTCGTTTGAGTAGGGGGGGAGCGCAAATTATTGCACGGCTGGGCAACTCGAACTGAACCTCTAGATTTCGCTGCTTAGGTGCGTGGTCACTATGTCTGCTATCCGGTCGATGTCAGCATCGGCCAGGCCGAGCAGTTCGCGCACCGGATACTCGACGACCGGTCCGTTGCGCTCGACGCGATCGCGTAGCCCCTCCTGGTGCACGCGCGCGATGCGTTCGACCTGGCGCGTGAAATGCAGCACCGACGCGTCGGCGGTCGACGCGGTTTTGAGGAAGCGCGCGGTGCGCAGCTTCGCGAACATCGCGCGCCGGATGCGGCCCTTCTTGCGCCGAGCCTGCGGCTTGCGCGGCGCGTACCGGCTGCCGTCCGGGTTGCGGGCTTCGGCGATGCGCCGTGAATGGCGTCGGCGCAGCTCGGCGGCCAGCCCTTTCGCCAGCACCACGCGCTGCGCGGCCGTGAGCTGGCCGAGCAGGCCGGCCGCCCAGTCTTCGGCGCGGGATAGTCGATCGACCATCAGGTCCCCGCGATCGGCGGCTCGCCGAAGTGGCGAATCTCGTAGCCGTCCGGCCGCTCGACCACGCCGACACGCTCGGTCAGCTTCAGCAGGATCTCGACGTCGGATTTGCCATTGTCGAGCAGCTCGGCTTGGAACTTGAACCCGTCGCGGCAGAGGTCGCGGTTGAGCAGCAGCTCGGGCTGGTGGATCTTCAGCCAGGCGATGATCGGGACCATAAGGTGATCCGAATGGCCGGCGTAGTCCGTCACGACAATGTCGAGCGTGTACGCATATTCGAACGACAGCGACTTCGCTGCGGTGACGGCAATTGACCCGTGCTCGATGAAGATGTGCAGCCGGTCGGGATCGCGCGCGAACTCGGCCAGGGCGGCGGTAAGCGTCGCGCGCAGGCTGTTGGGCTTGTTCATAGTGCCGGTTCCTCCGTCTCGCGTACCCGGGCCTGCAGCGCGATCAGTTGCTCGGCGTTTTCGTGACAGGTGGTGTAGTTGCCGGCGACGGTTGTGGCCACGGCAGAGAGCGCAATGTCCGAGGGGGCCGCATCAGCGCTTCCGGGATCGCCCACCGGCACGTTGGCGGCGGCGCCGTCGTGCACGCGCACAAACCCGACAGGAACAACGCAGGCGCGATCAGCTTCGCGATCCACATAAACGGGAACCTCCTTGATGATGGTGTCGCCTTTCTCGCGGACGACCTGAACGCGGTCGACGTACTGCGTGACGACCTTCACGTCGCGGCGTGCCGCGTCGCGCTCGGCCGTCCGATCGCGCACGTCGCGCGCGAGACCGTCGACGCGCTGGCCGGCATCGACCAGGCGCGCATGCTGGATCGCGATGACGACGGCAGCTACGGCGAGCGCGATCGCGCCAGCGACGAAGATACGGGCGCCGGTCGTCACGCGGCCACCCGGCTGTAGCGGTCGAAGGCCCGTTCGAGCTTCACGTCGTACAGGTTCTCTGCGTAAGCCTTGCCGTTGTACAGCTCGGCGAACTTCGCCCACTTCTTACCGCGCAACGCGGCGAGCATCACCTTGTCCGCCAGGACGAAGCGGACGAATGCCTCGAGCTGCTCAGCCTCGCTGACCTTCATCGCCTCGACGAACGCGAACACGTCCGGGTAGCCGAGCGCCTTCCAGTGGAAGCCCATGATTTGAAACGCGCCCCAGCTCGTCGCCTCGAGCGCGCACGCGGCGGAAATTTGCGACGCGCTCGCCAGGCGCGCATATTCCGCCGCGTCGCCGGCGTAGCCGCCGCGCTTCTGGTTGACCAGGGCCGGATACTTCGCCGCGAGCGCGTCTGCGTCCAGGCCGGCCGCCGCGAGTTGGCGGTACATGATGTGCCGCTCGTACAGGATCACGGGCCGGCCGTCAGGCAGGAACCCGGCACCTTTCGATTCCACCTCATTGACGGCACGCACGGCCGCGAGGTCGACCTGCAGCCCATCGGCCGCACGCTGCAGGTCGGCGTCGGTGAGGTGGCGCGGATCGCGCCGGCCGGCCGAGAGCGTCGACCAGGTCTTTGGGCCGGCGATGCCGTCTGCGACCAGCCCGTGCGTGGCCTGGAACGCCACCACGGCGTTACGGGTTGCGCTGCCGTAGATTGCGTCGGTGTCGAGGCGCGCGCCCGCTGCGATGAGCTGGCGCTGCAGGTAGCTGACGTCGGCGCCGCAGTCGCCGAGGCGCAGGGTCTTATACATGGCGCCCCCATACCTTGAATTGCAGCACGCGCGCGATCACTGAGTCGCGCGGGTTGCCACGGTGGAACAGCTCGACGACGTTGCCGCGAACTCCGTACACGGCGAGGCATAGGACGCCAACCAGCACCGTGTCGGCAAGATTTGCCGGCGGCAACATGCCGAACGCGGCGCGGATCGGCGCGGCGCCGGCAGCGACCGCGATCGTGTACGCCAAGCATGCCGCGAGCGGCCGGTGGGCGCTCGCACCACGGCGGAAGGTCACGAGGCGCAGCGCGAGCGCCGCGCACAGCAGCACGTAGACGGTCGTGAGCATTACTTTTCCCTCCCCTTGAATACGTTCAGCAGCCGATCGGGCGCGTCGGCCTGGGCGATCAGCCACAGCAGCAGTTTCACGACGAGCGCGGATGCGATCAGCGCGCCGATGCCGGCGTGCACCTCGACGCGGGCCGGCAGCACCGCGTCGAGCGCGGCGGCGAACAGCTCGGCCGTGAGGCACCCGGCGACGAACGAGATCACGAAGAACGCGATGCGCTTCGGAATCGACGGATCGGCGGCCGTCATCACAAACAGCAGCGAGCCGGCGAACGCGCCCATGACGACGTTGGCGTCGACGCCGGGAAACAGCGACAGCGTGGCGACGCCGAGCGCCGCGACCGTCGCGGACGACGTGGAAATAGGTTCAGCCATTCTCAGTCCCATAACTGGAGCCGCTCGGCGCCGGATTGCGCCGCTTGCGGTACTTCGTCGGGCAGCTCGACGAGCAGCCCGTGAGGCAGGATCGGGCCGTACAGCGCCAGATCCCGGTTGAGGTCGAGCACCGCTTCGACCACGCCGCGAGTGCGGCCGAGCACGCGCCAGCAAAGTGCGTCGATGGTTTCCCCCTGGAGCGCTCGAACCTCCATCAGATCAGCTCCACCGTCACGCGAGGGCGGCCGATGATGTCGCTGATGGCCCAGCGGGCATCACGGCGCAGCTCGTCGCCCTGGGGCTCGAGTTCGTCCGCGCGGCGTGCGCCGTCGCCTGTCGTGTCGTAGTCGCGGTACCGCTCGATGAGCGTCGCCTTCGCCAGGCAATACACCGCGCGCCGGTAGTGCTGCAGCCGTACGCTTTCGCCGTCGAGCTGGTCGGCCGGCGCGTCGGCCAGGCAGGTGATGTCGGCATCGCGCCACGCCGCGCGTGCGCTGCGCAGCTCGTCGTTTACCTCGGCGATCGCGGCGAGCAGCTCGTGCCGCAGACGGGCGTCGGTGATCGACCCGTCGAGGCGCATCGTGTCGCGCGCGTGCTCGAGCGACACATCCGGATAGAACGGGTCGTTCTTGATCGGCTTTGCGGGTTCCGCATCCGCCGGCGCACGCGGCAGCGGCGGGGTCGAGACAAAGGACATGGTCGGGCTCGTCAGGCTGATCGGTAGAGGCGGTGGACGGGGCTTTCGCGCGGACAGTGCCGGCTACGGCCCCGTGCCGCCTGGTGCGCGGGGTACGCTCGGTGTCAGCCACCGGGGCCGGACTGGTCCCCGTTGGCGGAATTCTTCAGCTCGCGCTCGAGCCGCTCGATGTCCTTCTTCACCCCCACGTTCGCGAAGAGCTGCAGCGCGCGGCGTAGATGGTCGAGGGCGGGCGCGGGTTCGGAAGCGGAGAGGCCATGGCCGATCGCCTTGTGCAGCTTTGCGCGAACTTCGTCGGGCATGTCGGCTGCTGCCGTGAGCCGTTCGATCTCGACGAGCGGTTCGACCTGGATCGCATCGCCGGCGCGATGGGCGCGCAGCGCGGCCTCGGCGAACTCCTCGACGAGCAGACACGGCGTGCTGCGCTTGTACTGGTCGGGCAGCGGCAGCGCGTGCCGTAGCGCGTACGCGCCGATCTCGAGCGCACCCCGGTAGTCGCCGACGTCGATGCGCCAGACCATGATCGTCATCAGCACGTCGTCCTGGGCGCCGGCCGCGCCATCGAGCACGCCCGCGACCCACGCTTCGTATGCGGGCAGAAACTGCCGCTTCAGGTCTGCCTTGCGCTCGAGCGACTCGACAGCCTTTAGCGCGCGGCGGTGTTCGTCGAGCTGCGCGAGCATCAGCGTATAAGCCGAGTCGTCGCGCAGCCCGCCGACACTCGCTGGCGTGCCGCGTGCGGCCGTAGCCGCGACGGTGCGCTGGAAGTGTTGGCGGAACGGGTTCGTCATGCGCCACCTTGCGGAGCGGCCGGGGCAGCGTCGGCGAACTGGATGTCCTCGACCACGCAGCCGGCGCCGTACTGCTCGATCACGTACGCATCGTTCGAGCTTTCATAGTTCTCGATGCGATCGCGCTCGGGCACTTCCTTCAGCGAGCGCCGGCGCGCGCTGGTTTGCCAGTAGATCGACAGGTTGTCCAGGCGCGTGACCATCAGCGCGTGCGGCGGGAAGTACGGCACGCTGACCGCCGGCAGGTTGCCGACGCGCTTCTGCGAGACGACGATGTCGGTTGCGAGCGTTTCGGTCGACGGCTGCGCCTGGTTGATGAGCGGGAAATACTTGTCCTGGAGCAGCTCGCGGCCGCAGATCACGACGAGGTTCGGGTCTTCGGCGTACCACGGGTCGAGGAACTCGTTGCGCGCGAGCGAAACGACAGCGTCGAGGTTCTTGAATTCCTCGCCCTTGCCGATCTTCACGTCCGAGAACACGCGTTGCTTCGCATTGTTGCGGTACTGCTGCAGCCAGCCGATGTTCACGTCCTGCAGCAGCGGGTTCGTGGCGAGATCGGTATCGTCCGCAACCTTCACGCCGTTCCAGCCGATCATGATGCGATCGAGTGCCTGACGCACGATGATGGAATCGCGCAGACGTGCCTGGAAGTCCGGGAACTTCGCCCACGCGTCGAGCTGCTGATAGCGGATGTGCGTGTCGTAGTTCGTCTTCTCGCAACGGTATTTCTGGTTGTCGAGTGCCGAGACGTCGCGCGTTTCACGCGCTCGCTTGGTCGTATCGGTGCGGCTCGCGATCGGGCCGGATACGCCGAGGCCGATCTTCTCGCCCTCCATTTCCTCGACGCCGTGGATGTTGATCCGGCCGAGGAATGCGCTCGATTCCTGAATCTTGGTTTCGAGCGTTTGCTGCACGCTCGGCGCGACCGAAAACTTCTTCGTGGCATCGCTGATGCCGTTCAGTTCCTGGATGCGAGCCAGATACCGGTTGTACTGCTCGCGGGTAGTGTTCCGCATGGGTTCTCCGTCTAGGGGAAATGGGATGAGGGCGGGTTAGCAGTCGGTCTGCGCCCCGTTGTCGCTGCCCGTCGACGTCGGCCGCTGTTGCGGGCTGCTGTCGGTGCGCGAAAGTTTCTGGACCAGCTCGCTATGTCGCTTCTCGCCGTCCTTCTGCGCACGCTTCAGCTCGTCAACGTTCGTGTTGAATTTCTCGAGCTGCTCGAGCACCTGGCTCTGGCTTTCTGCGAGCGCGACGACCGATTGCGAGAGGTCGGAAAAGCGCTGGTCGTCGGTTGCTTCCTTGCGGTTCAGTAGGCCGCGTACCTTCGAGAACAGTGACTTGCCGGCATCACCGGTACGCGGCGGTGCGTCCTCGTCTTCGATCTCGATGTCGGCTTCGATGGCCGCGCTGAAAAGGTTTTCCGGGCGCTGCTTCCGTGCGTCGTACGCTTTGTGCTTCGCACTGAACTGCAACATTTCCGTGCCGAGGCTTGCCGGGTTGTCGGTGACGGCGAGACCGACCAGGTACGCTTCTCCCGTGCCGGCAAAATCGGGATCGACTTCCATCGACGTGTAGACCTTCTGCCGCTGCTCGTTGGTCAGCGCGACCAGGTCTTTGGTCGGCGACAGTTGCGCGAGCAGGCGCATCTTTCCTTCCTGCTCTTCTGCCTTGAGCGCGATCACGTCGCCATACGCGCGGAACGTGCTATCCGGGGTGTAGCCGCGAATGTGTTCCATGTTGATGCGTGCGCCGTACGTTTTCGGGTCGTAGCTGCTCGCCATCTGTTCGAGCATCTCGCGATCGATCGTGCGGCCGTCCGTCGTCGCGCCTTCGGTCGCGATCCGGAAAAACTTCGTCTTCTTTGCGTCCTGTGCCATGTGCGAATCCGCTGAGAGGGGGCTGTGTTCAGGGATTCCAGTTTCGGCAGTTCGAACCGGAGTCGCAACGCATGTTGGTTGTGCGCGCAACCGATACAACCGTATGCAGTAGGGCCTACGCGCGCGCGTCGGTAGCCTTGCTGCATGACTGCACTTCCCATTGATTCATCCGACGTTGATCCACGCCGACGCGCACGCGACCTGTACTGGCAGGGGTGTCGCATCGCGCGTATCGCCGAGCTGCTCGGCGTGAAGCCGGCCACGCTCTATAGCTGGAAAAAGCGCGATAGATGGGACGAGACGGAGCCGGTCGATCGCGTCAACATGACGATCGAGGCGCAGCTGATAAAGCTCGTCACGAAGGAGGCGAAGGAAGGGCGCGACTTCAAGGAGATCGACCTGCTGACGCGTCAGCTCGACCGGTTGCGATCGCGACCAGCGAACGATGCAAAGGTGAGCGAATCCGGGGGCGGTGGCGGCACGCGCCGATCGCGCAGCTCGGACGACCGCAACGCGTTCAGCGAAGCGCAGATCGAGAAGTTGAACGATGCGTTCCTCGAATCGATCTTCGACTATCAGCGCACCTGGTATCGGGCAGGCTTCAAAGAGCGGATTCGCAACATCCTGAAGAGCCGGCAGATCGGCGCGACCTGGTACTTCGCGCGCGAAGCGCTGCTCGACGCGCTGAACACGGGCCGCAATCAGATCTTCCTGTCGGCCAGTAAGGCGCAGGCGCACGTGTTCCGCCAGTACATCGTCCAGTTCGCGAAGGATGCAGTGGGCGTCGAGCTGAAGGGTGATCCGATGGTGCTGCCGAACGGAGCGACGTTGTACTTCCTCGGCACAAATGCGCGCACGGCCCAGAGCTATCACGGCAACCTGTATTTCGACGAGTACTTCTGGGTGCCGCGCTTCCAGGACTTGCGCAAGGTGGCGTCCGGCATGGCAATTCATTCGCAGTGGCGCCAGACGTATTTCTCGACGCCGTCGAGCCTCGCGCACGACGCGTACCCGTTCTGGTCCGGTGCACTGTTCAACCGCGGTCGACCGAAGGATCAGCGCATTTCGATCGACATCTCGAACGCTGCGCTTGCGGCGGGCCGCGCGTGTGCGGACGGCCAGTATCGGCAGATCGTGACCGTCGAGGACGCCGTACGCGGCGGCTGCAACCTGTTCGACCTCGAACGCCTGAAGCTCGAATACAGCGCGGACGAATACGCGAACCTGCTGCTGTGCCAGTTCATTGACGATTCGCTGTCGGTCTTTCCTCTCGCGACGTTGCAGACGTGCATGGTCGACACGTGGGAGGTGTGGGACGACTTCAAGCCGCTGTACATGCGCCCGTTCGGCGACGAAGAGGTGTGGATCGGTTACGACCCGTCGCACACGGGCGACAGTGCGGGCTGCGTGGTCTTGGCGCCGCCGAAGTATCCCGGCGGCAAGTTCCGCGTGCTCGAGCGGTTCCAGTGGCACGGCCTCGACTTCGAAGCGCAGGCGGCGCAGATCGAGGCGCTGACCCAGCGCTACCGCGTGACCTACATCGGCATCGATACGACGGGGATCGGCCAGGGCGTCTATCAGCTCGTCACGAAGTTTTTCCCGGCCGCGACGCCGTTCCACTACTCGGTCGAGATCAAGACCGCGCTCGTGATGAAGGCGCAGAACGTGATCCGCAAAGGCCGGCTCGAGTTCGACACGGGCTGGAAGGATCTCGCCGCCGCATTCATGGCGATCAAGAAAACGATCACGCCCAGCGGGCTGCAGGTCACGTACAAGGCGAGCCGATCCGAAGAGGCGAGCCACGGCGACCTGGCCTGGGCGTG